CAGTCATCGATCAGACACTACTTCTGATTCTATAGAAAATCCAGACATTTCAAACTGGTCATCAGAATCGCTTTCTATTTTAACAGCTAGATACCTTCCTCGTTTTCTAACATCTACTTTATAATCTACACCTATTTCAAACGCTACAGGGTCGCTGTACGACACTCCTTGAAATGGTGTAAACTCAGTCCCTACACTTATATTAACAGTTCCTGTTCCTTCTATTTGAGGATATAATCTGTTAATAGCTTTTACAGCATCTGTCCTGCCTGAGTGTAATCCCACACGTTCTAGTTTAGTTAAAAAAGAAACACCGTTAAAAGTAGTTCCTGAGTCAGCTAAGTATAATTTTGTATCGTTAGTGCCACACATTAACAAAGAATCTACAGTAGGGTTATAAGGGTCTAATGACCAAACTCCTGTAACAGTGCTCCACGTTTTTCCTGACGAAGATGCCCATGTGTTTGCCAACTGTGGATTAACTATTCCTTTAGCTATATAGTTTACATTTGGCAGATCACGTATAGTCCAAGTGTTTTCTTTATAGTTCCAGATTAAAGCTCTATTAGGAAAACCATTAAGAGCGCCTGTCTGAGCGTAGCATATCCATACTTCAGTTTGAATTTGATTGTGTGCTAAAAATGTTTTATGAAAGTCATTGTTATCTACGTCTTTAAATAACAAAGTTTTTACCTTGTCGTCTATAACGCTTTTTAAAGAATTTCCGTTATGTCTAACTACGTCATTAGTAGTCATCATAACATGCGTACCGTCTCCCAGGTCTACTACAGCGTCTCTGGCAAACAGACCAGTGTCTTTAAATTTCTCTCTAACGTTAAAAGTAAAATTACCTCCTACAAAGTTTAGCGCAAACACACTATCTTCTTTATAAATAATTAATTCGTTGCCCAGCTGCAAAGCGTTTAGAATATGTCCGCTAGTGCCTGACAAGGATGTTTCAGATGATTCAGAAGCTGTGCTAGCAGTGTTCCAAGTGTTTGTACCGTTGCTAGATGCACCAGCTGGTATGGCATCGCTCCACCTGAGTGTAAAAGGCTTAGCAGCACCATTATCTGTTAGATTAAGAGCTACTAAATGGTTCTTAAAAGGAACAATAGCTTTGCATCGAAGAGCGCTAGGCCAGTTTGGCAAGTCTGTAAACACGCTGCCAGCTTGTGTCAGGCTTTGGGGAACGTCTAAATTATTAGTAAGTACTAACACACCTCCTAGATTACCACCGTGCCAGTTTTCTTTAGTATTATTTAGAGTGGTATACGCTCCGCTTGATCGTGTAACAGTAGCGTGTGTAGATACAGTAATTTTAAAGAGACCTGTTAAACCACCGTATATCCAAAGAAGATTACTTCCTTGCCGAAAATCAGAAGCCCAGAAAGGAGCGGCTATAGGAGTACCTAGTACTTGTGTATGTCCTAAGATTTTACCAGCTTTTCCATCTACAAACCTCGCGTTTAATACGTCGCTAAACAACTGCGGAGGCATGTCGTAAGGGGATAAATCCCTGTTTAAAGAAAATCCTGTCTGACCAGCAACTATATTAACCAGTTGTTTAGGCATTATCCTGTGCCTGTTTCAGTTTTTTCTACCCAGACAGTAGGGTTAGATTCTTGCAAAGCTATTATAATAATACCGTTTTCTAGAAGAAGATTGGCTGCGTTTTCTTGAACAAGATTAAAATTTTGAAATACCCAATTAGTAAGAGCCATCAGGCACCTCTACGAACTAATGAACCAGGATCACCTTGTACACTCATAGTCATCACAGTACCTCCGTATCTAGCGGCTTCTTCTGATTCCTGTACGTCGGATAAAGCTTTCTGGAAGATAGTACCAAAACGATTAGTTTGGTCTGAATCATTAAGAAAAATAGCGCCTTCTAAGCAAGCACCAAACAAGTACAAATCTGGAAACTCTTCTAGAATATTATTAGACGTAGCAGTGTCTGATAAAGCATTAAGTTTTGCAAAGTAATTTATATTAATAGTATACTCACCGTCAGGAGTAGGAGAGAGTTTTATAGTTTTACCTAAGTTAGTATAAGCTCTCGGAAATCCAGAAGCGTTGTGTCCGTATTCTCTAGAAACAGATTCTGGAGATAGGTATGACAGTACATAGCTGGAAGACCCACTGACTTTAGTAATATTACGAAGCTCAATTAAATCAATAGGGACATCGTAGAACGGAATATTGGCTGTAGTAGTAGTTTCCGCACGATTCATATTAGCGCGTGCTCGTAGGTCTCTGTTTAACCTATTTTCTGTCAAGGTTATAAAATCAGGAATAACCGCTGTAAGATCATCCCTGTTAAGATAATTAGCTACGCTGGCTTTAAGCTCTGCAAAAGTAGAAAGACTCATCAGATGGTACTTTCATTAGTCCTAAGAAATCTGTTTTCTGGATCATTAAGAAGCCTCTTTATACTAGGCCAGTGATCTTTGTTCATGATATCAATGCCTAGCTCTTGCTTCCACTTTTCAATAACTATCAAAGGAATGCTGGCAACTTTCCGCATACCCAATTCATTTGTTTCAGCACCGCCATGGATATAATCTCTATTGTATTCTTTTTTGTTTAGTTCCAGAAGAGGATTAATATCTTGTACTGAGTGGTGTACAATCTTATCCTCCACATGGTCGTAGGTGGTGTTTCGCTTAATAGGGGAATCAGTCATCTTTTTACTTTCTTAGTGGGGAGAGCTATTAAGCCCTCCCCGTGTTAAGAACAGTTTAGCTTAGGTCGTAAACAGCACCCAGGGCTTTCTCGTTGTCTACCTGCAAGGTAAACTCAGTAATAATAGCCCGCTGCTCGCCGTCTGACGTGGAAGCAACTTCCCGCTGGAAGAAGGGACGCAAGTAAGCGACCTTGTAGTAATCAGGATCAAGAAGCCACACATCCCTAGCGCGTTGGAAGCGGTTAGGAACAACAGCCATTTCACCAAAGTCACTGACATACACATCCATGCCACCAATGATGCGTTGATCAGCTGTGTCAGTAAAGTTACTAACACCACTGCCTCCACCTACGCCTACAAAGCTAGAGAACGTTTGCTTTTGAGCAGGTGACATCATAAGGTACTTAATATCAGCACCCGCATTATAGCTACTAAGAATAACAGCTTTTAGAAGCGTTTCGGAAAAAGCGCGCACATTGCCCGCTCCCGCATCGACACGAGCAGCACCGTTACCAGCACCTGATCCACCAGTACCCGCACTGACGTTGGAAGATACCCACGTAGTAAGAGAACCAAGTTTACGAACCGTAGTATCAGCAGCCATGGCAGTTTTAGCGGTATTCGCGCCTACCATAGCTGTTTCCATGTCTCGCTTTAGCTCTTTAGAGCGCTTTGACATTTGATACGCTAGTTCTTCTTTACGCCCTGCTTTAGAAACAGCGTCAAGAGTACCCGATACCAGGGTAGTCTTCAAACTGATTTGGCAGATGTTACCAATGCGCGTAGTAGCAGATGGCTCAGCAGCGGTAAGCGTCGAACCTTCTTCGTTAAAGTTAGTGGCGCTAGCGGCTGCAAGAGCATCCGTCTGCCATTCGTGATTGACAGCAATAGCGTCTCCTCGTCCACCCATGGACATGAAAGGCGTGTCCGTTGGGCTAATATCGTAGATTACATTCTCAAGGTCTTCCCGAAGACCCTTAGCGGAGAATGTAACATATACTCCGGCTGGTTGTGCCATAGTTTGTAACTCCTAAAAGATTAAGTGATTAAATCCAGAAAAACATTAGCGGCATCGCGTGGATGACCTGTTTTCAGCAATCTATCTCGTTTAATTTGGGTTGATTTTTTAGACCGTTGGCCTTTAGTTTGAGTAGTTCCCGCTTTAACGAGTTTAGGAGCAGTTTTAACTTTCTTAATACCTTTCGAAGCTTGGTCTTGTAGCATTGCTTTATGCAAAACTAGGACCACTCTGTGATCGGTAATGCTATTAATTTCTTGCTCTGGAAAGCCTAAGCTTAAAGCGTATCCTCTAACACTGTCTCGTAGGTTAGAATTTGGATTGGCATATTCTGGTAAAGCCTTTGAAAGCATCTCTGCTTCTACTTGTACTTTATCTTGTAACGCCTGTGTCATTTCTGATTGAGTCTGTTGCTGTACTCTTGCACGCTCGTTACTCAACTGGGAAATGTTGTCTTTAGCTTCCTGATACTCTAAACGCTTTTCCATGTATTCCATGGGGTCAGAATCTTTGAGTTCTTTCCAGTCTACTTTTTCAAAACGCTGTAGCTCTAGGTTTTGATTAGAAGACATATGTTCTAGAACCTGCGCGTATTGTTGACGCTCGTTCTGAACAGATTGCAAATTAGCTTCGTAAGCTTTCCTCTGCTCCGCTAGAGATTGTGATTTACGGGTGTAATCGGATTGCCGCTGGTAGCCGTCTCGTAGCTCGTCTAGCGTGACCTCGTACTCTGAACCGTCTACTTTAACGGTGTAAGCGTTCTTGGTTGCTGTCTGAGGTTCCTCGTCGTCTACTTCGTATTCTGCATCGTCGTACTCTTCAGTAGCCTCTACCTCTTCTGTTTCTTCCTCGTTATAGGAAGCATCTTCCGAGACTTCAAACTCTTCTGAGTCAGTAGATACAGGTTCTTCGATTGTTTGTTCCGGATTAGTGGTCTCCTCACTTCCAAACATGACATCGAACATATTAAGCTGTGGCTCTGTGACTTCCCCTTGGGGATTGGTCTGTGCCTCACTCATAGTATATTACCTTTCGTTATTGGTAAGTTGCTACGCCAGTGTTATCTGATGTATTGTTTTCTATTTTATCGTTATGGATAAAAGCCTGTAGGTCTTCCTCTATGGAACGCAAGGCATTAAGTTTCATCCAACATAATTCTCTTTCTTCTACTGTGTCTGCTATCTGCCACTTAGTTACTAAGTCTTTATTCAACCCTTCTATCATTTCTTTAAATACAGGATTTTGTAAAATAACAGCAGCTTGACTTGCTTTTTCTCTAGAAGCTAGCACTGACACACTTGGCATCCGCAGTCCATTTTATGTCTATTTCCTAGTTTCTTTTTCTTAGGTTTCTTAGGCTTTTGATTATAAGGTTCATCATAAGGCATTTAAATCACCATTTTTTACAGGACCAATAACGAGCGGTCATTTTACTAGGGGGGCTAGTATCACAACGATGCCTAGCTCTAAAACTTTTACGACGTTTCGGTTGTTCTTTTTTAATAGTCATGTTAGGATCACCAAACCTAACAAGTTTAATGTTACTCCCTTGTTTAGCTAAGACAGCAAACTTTTTGTTCTTACCAGGTGTCCTTTTCGGTTTGTTATAGCCAGAGAATTTCTCACCTCTGTAATCTATAGCCATTCTATGTTTTTATAATATAATTAAGGGGTTTCACTTTTAACTGTTGGGAAGAGCCTGAAGCTGCAAAACTAAACACCTGGCCAATTCCTAGTTCAAAAGAAGAACCTACACCTACAGGGGACCACGTTCGAAAATCTGGAACATTGAAATTACTACCAGAGCCTCCGTAAGTAGTTCCTATAATGCCAAACAATACCGAAAACGTGGAGGTAGACTTGGAAGCTCCGTCGCACAATAGCCAATCAGGGATACCGCTGATAGTTTGAGTAGTAGGTATAGTATTAGATGCGTAAAACATCACACTACCCGTCTCAAAACCTAGTTTGTTAAGCTGACCAGCTGTAGCACTAGCAGCAGTAGCTCCTAAATTTGGAAATTGACTTTTTAGAACAGATTTGATTAGTCTAAGATGACTATCACCTTCTGAAACAGGATCACCAGTAGCCGGGTTTGAGGAACTTAACTGGTTTATAAAGCTAGCAGATTCTACAGTCATTAACTTGTCCTTCTGTTATTTTAACACTATTATAGCTATTTGTCAAGCTATAGAGAATTTTCTTTAGCTAATATAGGCGTACCAACTGCTATAACATACCCAATTACTTCATCGCTATTAGGCATAGAAACACCAAGAATGCTTGTTTCTTTTTTATTATGGTCTACATAGCTTCCTAAAATTTTCCTTACTTTAAACCCCAGAGCAGGTCTTAGACTTACACAATCTTTACCCATGGTTTTCATAAGAATTTTATGACGGAGCGTATGACGGTTTTTAGAATCTGCTAAAGCAACTTCCATTATGTCTTCTTCTGTTCTACAGATATAAAAAGCAGCTACTTTGTCTCCTGTAGACCAACTTGTTTCAAAGTTCTGAGCCGCAGCGCAAGCAGGTAGGATACTAAGGACAATCCCTAAAGATAAATATTTTAGAAAATTCATAATTTAGCTGACTTCTTCTTTAGGATTTTCAGGCCAATTGTGAAATTCGGCAGTAGTAACCCCTGCGTCAAACTGAGCAGATGTTATAACAGTCATTGCTTCTAGTTCTTCCAAGGTTGTTTTAGAGTCTATAGCAGTTTCTAGAGCAACAGCTTTGTCCCGTAGATCAGCACGCCATTTAGCTATCTTAACAGGAGCATTCCTAGCAGTCTCTGTTTTTCGAGTAACTACCCAGTCTGTCTGAGACAAAGTATCCTGTAAAACCTTATTGATATGGTTTTTCATAGATACTTTTACGTCACTTACTTTATTAGCTACCTGAGAGTAAGAAACCACTACTTTATCTGCTTGTACAGCTGGCGCAGACTCTGTAGATGTATAAAACATATTGTCTATGTAACTACCCGATTTTTCAACAGGTACAATTCCTAGAGAAGTGCGTTGCCCAACTGTCCACGATGTAAAAAT